AGATTCTCATTTTTTTGTACGTAAAGATGAATGGAAAAATGCACCCAGAGAGGCATTAAAATATTATCTTAAAGAAATAATTAAATAATTATAATCCTATAAATTCTACAAAATTAAACATATTTATTAAATAAATAAAAACTTTATGAAAAATATGAATATTGCTCTTGTTATGGGAAGAGGCGCTGAAGGCGCCGGCATACAACGATATGTTATTGAGCTTTCTTCTTATTTAATAAAACAAAAAATAAATCACGAAATTTTCATTATAGATGATAAAAAGTGGGGTAGAGGAAAAATGCAAACTTTTCCCAAAGAACCAAAATTTATAACTAAATCCGAAATAGATAATTTTGCAGAAACGCTAAATAAATTTGAATATGTGTTTATACATTCAGTACCATCTACAAAACATTCTCAGTGGGCTATTGATGGTTTTTTAAAAGCAGTTAAAGAAATAACGGTTAAAAAAATTTTATTTCAAAATGACCACAAATTAGCTTCTATATACCGTAATGCAAATTTCTTTGATATTTGTGAACTTTGTGATGGTATTGTAACTTTTAGTGCAACATCTCCTTTTTATAATAAATTGGTTGAATTATTTGGAGAACAAATGCGAAAACGATTCATTCCACTTATTAATGGATTTAATTTTGATAATTTAATTAAATATCGTAAAACAAAACATTGGAAAAAAATAACTTATCTTGGAAGATACGCCACATTTAAAGAACCCGATAGATTATTTGCCTTTTTACCTTATAGTAAAGAAAATAAAATTCTTCTTGAAATGAAAGGCGTAGAAAGATCTTTAGGTGCATTACCTATTTTTTATGAGAACATAGAAAAACGTATTCCAAGAAAAGATATATATGAAGTAACTTCACGAGCAATTGCAAATGGATTAATTGTTGATAATGATAAAAGAGATTTTGAACACATATACATATATGGACCTTATGAATATGAAGATGGAATGGAATCATTAAGCTCATCTTTAGTGGGTGCCGATTTTTATCATTTAGATGCCAAAGCTTATGGTAATAGCATTGAATATGCGCAATGTGAAATTATTGGTGTAGGATGTGTTCCTCTTTTTGATTATCATTGGGCTGAAAATACTTGGGTTTATGATAAAGGAAAACAAACAGATAAACGTTATATTGATTTAGAATATTACGGATTATTTCTAAAAAAAGATTGTTCAAATATTAAAGAAATCGTTGAAAAAATAAATGAAATATACTCCAATAAAACCTTACATAAAAAATATCTTGATTGTAGTCTAGAGATTACAAGAAATCATTGTGACTGTGATTGGATTTTTTTCTATTTATTAGAAAATATTCAAAAAATAGAAAAAGCAAAAATAATAAAAGTAAAAACAAAAGCTTTGTTTTAATATAAAATATTTTAAAATAATTAAACATATGAGTTTAGATCTTAGATTAAAATATAAACTAGAAACCGGATGTTCTCCAACACTTGGAAAATTTTTTATTAATAATTCAACCGGCGAAATGGCCTGTAATTATAAAGGAGATTTAACGGATGAATATGCACAATGGTTAGAAGAACATTTTTTAGTGGATGAAATACGTAAAGAATATAAAAATAGTACTGGTAAAAATGGTGTATATTTTAATATAGCAAAAAAACTTAGTGAAAAATATACACCCAATTATACAAAAGATTATAAATCATGGCTAGAACATAAAATTGAAAAAAAATATGAATTTAATAAATGAAAAATATGAAAAAGTATATTGCATTTCTTTAAAGGAAAGAAATGACAAATACGAATATTCCTTAAATCAATTTAAAAAACATGGTATAGAAGTAGAATTTTATCGTCCAGTAATACCCGGATATGCATATAAATTAATTGAATTATACGCAGACAAATATAATGATTATAAAACAAATCATATATTATTTAATAAACAATTTCCTAATGAATTGGGGGCAATGCAATCTCACTATTATGTTATAAAAAGTGCATTACTTGAAGGTGCTAAAAATATTTTTGTATTTGAAGATGATTGTGCATTTCATAAAGATTTTAATAATCTTCTTCCAAAATATTTAAATACCATTCCAGAAGATGCTGATGGAATATTATTATATTCCTATATGTCAAATATAGGTCCGCAAAATATAAGAGTTTCCCCAAGATGGACTAAAGGTTATATGAGTTGGAGTTTAATAGCATATGGAATGAATGATCGTGCAATGAAAGAATTTATACGTATTCAAGATTCACAACCTATGATTGCAGATAAAACAACCTGGATAATGATGACTCAACTCGGATATAAATTTTATATTGCCACGCCACCTTTGGTAATACCTTCTAAAATATTAACATCATCAATACGAAATGAAAACAAAAATTATGAAAAACCCCAATTTTTAGGAGGAAATATATTTATGTTAGGAATAAATGTAAATGATTATGAATAAAAAACTTTTATATTTAATAAGTATAAAAATAATAAAATAAAATAAAATTATGTCAAAATTTATAGATGTTAATATTTTACCATTTACATCAGAGGAATTAGAATATTTTGAATCTGAAATGAAAAAATATAAACCTCCAAAAATATATAAATGGGTATTTGGCTCATTATATAAATGGGGAAAATATTTTATGCCGGCGCTATTTTTAATTATATTAATATTAGCAATTATAGATATTATTGCTAATATTAATTTATTTAATATAATTAAATTATTTGCGTTTTTCTGGATTTTCTTTATAGGCGGCGCAGTATTAGTTGCATGGGTTGCACATAGAATAAAGGTTAAAAAAGAATGTAAAAGATTAGGACTTACATTATATCAGTGGAATATATTAGCAATTGCATTTCAAATAAAATATGTTTAATACTTTAAAAATTTATGTATTATGAATATGTATTCACACCAAGAGTTATTTGAAGAATATAATTTAGACGTATTATCCGGTGATATTCTTCATAAAATTGATTTATTTCTGTGCAATACAGATTTAGATGATAATCAAAAAAGAAATTTAATTAATCTTATTTTAGATATTTATAAAAATGGTTTCCATCAATAAAAAAATATTAATAATAGGAGATAGTTGTAAAGATATTTTTATATATGGAAAATGTGATAGATTAAATCTTGAGGCACCAGTACCTATTTTTGTAGAAAAATATAGAATTGAAAATGATGGAATGGCGGGTAATGTATATACCCATTTTTTAAAATTTGGTTTTCCTGATATAATAATAACATTTAAAACACAAAACGAGTCAATATTAAAAATTCGTTACGTTGAAGAAAAATCTAATTATATTTTATTAAGAGTAGATTATGATAATATAATAAAACCTATTACTAAAGAACAATTACCTGATATATCAAAATTTGATATAACAATAATTTCCGATTATAATAAAGGATTTTTAACTACCGATATTATTGAATATATTCTTAAAAAAAGTAAATTAAGTTTTATTGATACAAAAAAACCTATTGATAAATGGATAAATAATGCTACATTTATTAAAATAAATGAAAGTGAATATAATAATCCATTAAATAATTTTAAGTATATTAAAGAATTAAAAGAAAAATTAATTATAACACACGGAAAAAACGGAGCGGTTTATAATGATAAAATATATGAACCCGTTAAACACACTTTTGTGAGAGATGTTGTTGGGGCGGGAGATACATTTTTAGCTTCTTTAGCATCACATTATTTACTTTATAATAATATTGAAGAAGCTATTAAATTTGCAAATATATGTTCTGCTCAAGTTGTTTCAAAAAGAGGAGTAGCTTATCCAGATGAAAAATTACTATAAAAAATAAAAATAATTATTATGAAAAAAGTATGGGTAAATGGAGTATTTGATATTCTTCACCGAGGGCATCTTTCTCTTTTAGATTTTGCTAAATCACAAGGTGATTTTCTCTTGGTGGGTATTGACTCTGATGAAAGAGTTCGTCAATTAAAAGGAGAAACAAGACCAATAAATTCCCAGGAAGATAGAAAATATTTTCTTGAAAATTTAAAATTTGTAGATAAAGTAATAATATTTAATACAGAAGAAGAATTAAATAATGTAATAAAAGAATATAGTCCCGATATATTTGTTGTTGGGACAGATTATATGAATAAAAAAATAATCGGTAAAGAATGGGCAAAAGAAATAATATTTTATGATAAAATTCCGGGATATGCAACAAGATATATCATAAATAAAATATATACTTCACAAAAAACAATTGAATTTAAAGGAAAAATATATCCAAGATTTCAAAGCATAGGAAATGCCGCACAATTTGCTATACCTTTTGCATTATATTTTTGTCAGGGTACTGGTTATGATATCGGTTGTGGAAAAGAAGAATGGGCATTTCCAGGTTCAATTCCAATTGATCCAATTATAGATAATAGATATAATGCATTTAATCTTCCACAAAAAAATGTAGATTATATATTTTCAAGTCATTGTTTAGAACATATACCTAATTGGGTAGATGCTATGGATTATTGGTATGATGTATTACGTCCCGGAGGAATCCTTTTCTTATATCTTCCTCATTATAATCAGGAATATTGGCGCCCATGGAATAACAAAAAACATTATCATTGCTTAAATCCTCAAATAATTGTTGATTATATGAAAGATAAAGGATATAAAAATATATTTTATAGTGAAAGAGATTTAAATGATTCATTTATGGTTGTTGGTGAAAAGCCATTAGAATAATATGGGCGAATTAAAAAAATTTGATCTAAAATATTATATTGATAAGTATAATATTAAAACATTTATAGAAACCGGAACTTATAAAGGTGATGCTATAAAGTATGCTTTAAATTTTGGTTTTGAAAAAATATTTTCAATTGAGTTAATTACATCAATATATCAAGAATGTGTTGAAATATTTAAAAATGAAGATCGGGTAATATTATTAAACGATAATTCTATAAATGGTTTAAAAAAAATTTTAACATCATATAATGTTGGAATAACATTATTTTGGTTAGATGCACATTTGCCCCAAATACATAAAGAATTTGATAATTCTATAGAAATTAACTATAATAAAAATAAGGATATTTTAATACCATTAGAAAAAGAATTATATACTATAACTAATAATAAAGATTTTAGTAAAGATGTATTTATCATAGATGATTTACGAATATATGAAAGAGGACCATTTGAAAGGGGAGAATGGTTAGAAATAATAAATTTTTATCCTGATGGTATTAAATTTGTTTTTGATATGTTAGATAAAACACATTTTATTGTGTGTTCATATAATGATGAAGGATATATAATCTGTACACCAAAAACTTTTTAATTATGGCATTTAGAGTATATACGTATCAAGGCTTTGGAGATGCGTTATTATTTTATTCAATTTATAAAGAGTTTGCTAAAAGATTCGGGAAAATACACTACGTATCACATGAAAGAACTGATTTAGTATTTAATAGCATTAAAAGATTATATGAAACAATTCCAGAAGTAGAAGTTATTAGAGAACCAATAAAAGGGTGGCCGGATGTAGATTGGGCTCTTGGTGTGGGAGATATATGGCATCAAACTCTAAGTCCATGGCTTAAAAATATTTATTTGCCTCTTTCTGAAGAAATAAAAAAAGATAAATTGAATTGGTATTATGATTACTATATCTATAATACTACTAAGGTTCCTTTTCATTTAAAATGGGATAATTTTTATATAAAAAGAGATCTTAAACGAGAAAAAGAAATCTATTATGATATATTAGGATTAAAAGATAAAGAAGAATTTTTATTTTTACACGAAGATCCAAGCAGGGGATATGAATTTTATGAAAAAGGATATTACTTGGATAGAAATTATTTAAATCATAATATACGTTGGATAGAGATGTTTAAATTACATGAATATGATGTAAATTTATTAGATTTAACATATACACTGGAAAGAGCTACCGAAATTCATTCTTTTTCAAGTTGCGTACCGATATTTGTAGATTTAATGTTTAAAGAACATCCCGGAAAATTATATTTTCACTATTACGCCAGAAAAAACATAGCATTTTATCATCCTGTTTTTAGAACAAATTGGATAGAAATATTAAATAGAAGTGATGAGGCGGAAGAAAAAATGACAAAGGAACCAATGATATATGTAAATTATCGTAGTAATAATTATAATATAAATACAGAAAAATTTATTGATGAAAAAGAAGATTATGAAATAAAAGAGCATATAAAAAATACTTATGGAAAACTTTATAATTATGATGAAATTTATTATGATGATAATATTTCTGTAATTACTCCCACTGGAATAGGTGATTATATAGTAGTTTCTGGTGCAATAAAAGAATTGGCTAAACGACATAAAACGATAAATTATTTTATTTCACCCTTTTATCAAAAGGAATTACAAAGATTATATGAAACAACACCTAATGTAATATTAAGAATTGAAAATCCTGATGAAAGAGGAGAAATACAAATACCTCGTAACACATTATTTTTTGGAATGTATTATTTTAATGAAATAGAAAAACGATATCCTGACATTCATTGGGATAGAATTTATTATGGTCAATTAAAGATGCCATTACGTTTAAAATGGGATAATTTTTATATAAAAAGAGATCTTAAACGAGAAAAGGAAATTTATTATGATATAATAGGATTAAAGGATAATGAAGAATATATTTTTATTCATGAAGATCCTACAAGAAATATGTATATTGATAAAAAATATATCCCAAGAAATATCAGGTGGGTAAATCCCGTAAATTTTTATCATCTTAATTTAAATTTCTTTGATTTTTTATATACTATTGAACGAGCAAAAGAAATACATGTAATGAATAGTTCTTTTCTTTGTTTAATAGATACAATAGAACTTAAACATAATAATTTAAATTATTATCGTTATACAAACGATTTTGATGGTAAAGATTATAATAGAGAAAAAGAAATTGCACAATTAACATTTAAATTAAATTGGAAAATTAAATAATATGGCTCATGTTGAACAACATTTATTTTTAATGTATGTTAAACAACGTTTCCCGCAATATTTTGAAAATGTAAAAGTTTTAGATTGTGGTTCATACGATTATAACGGAAAACCTGATCATCTTTTTAAAAATTCTGAGTATATTGGAATAGATATTGCGCCCGGAAGAAATGTACATATTGTTTCAAAAATACATGAATTTGATTATCCAGATGAATATTTTGATACTATAATTTCAGCTGAGACATTTGAACATGATATGTATTATGAAAAAAGTCTTCAAAATATATGTCGCTTATTAAAATCTGGCGGATTATTTTTATTTACGTGTGCTACAACCGGACGACCAGAACACGGGACTTTACGAACAACTGGCGATGAAAAAGTATCATTAACTATATTATTTCCAGAATGGGCAAATTATTATAAAAATCTTGAAGAAAAAGATATTAGAGCGGCAATAGATATTGATAGTATATTTGAAGAATATGAATTTCAAACAAGAAAAGATATAGGAGATTTATATTTTTGGGGTATAAAACGAAAATCTTATTCACCTCGCATAAATATAATTAAAAAATAAATCTATTAAATATGAAAGTATTAATAACTGGAGTAGCAGGATTATTGGGTTCTAATTTTTCGCGTTATTTATTAGATAAAGGTTATGATGTTATAGGAATAGATGATCTTTCTGGTGGTTATAAAGATTATATAGATGAAAGATTAAAGGATAAAAGGCAATTTTATGAAATAAGCATAAATGAAAATATATCCAATATCTTTGAATATTATAAACCTGATATTGTTTTTCATTTTGCTGCATATGCCGCTGAAGGTCTTTCTCCATTTATACGAATTTATAATTATAAAAATAATGTTCTTGGCTCGGCAAATGTAATAAATAATTGTATTAAATATGATGTTAAAAAAATTATTTTTACTTCATCAATGTCAATTTATGGAAACAGAAAGGTTCCATTTACAGAAGATCAAATACCAAAACCAATAGATCCATACGGTATTGCAAAATATACAATTGAACAAGATATAAGATGTGCATATGAACAATTTGGTTTAAATTATTCAATAATAAGACCTCATAATGTTTTAGGAATATATCAAAATATTTGGGACAAATATAGAAATGTAATAGGTATATGGATTTATAATGTTCTTCATAAAAAACCAATTTTAATTTATGGTGACGGAGAACAAAAAAGAGCATTTTCGGATATAAAATATTGTATGGAGCCATTTGAAAAACTTATATATGAATTTAATGGAGAAATATTTAACATAGGATCTGATAAAGAATATTCACTCAATGAAGTTGCTAATATATTTAAAAATATAGTTAATAAGTATGGGTATGATTGCCAAATAAAACACGTTGAGGCTAGACATGAAGTAAAATTTGCATATTCAAGCCATGAAAAAGCAAAAAGGATGATGGGATTTAAAGATAATACTGATATATCGGAACTCATAGAAAAAATGTTTATTTGGGCAAAAGATCAACCAGATAGAGATATTAAATATATGAATTATGAAATAGAAAAAAATTTATATAGTTATTGGAAATAATTATGGAAAAATTAAGAGTAGCATTTGTTGATTTTTGGCCAGAAATAAAGGATGAAAATATATTTCTTCCTATTTTAAAAAAATATTTTGATGTAGAAGAAACAACTATTAAACCGGATGTTGTATTTCATTCAGTATTTGGAAAACCATTAACTGCATCAAATTATAATAATTGTAAAAAGTTCTTAATAATAGCCGAGAATTATAGACCATATAATTTTCATCATATGTATTCAATTTCTTTTGATTCACATAGTGAAACAAATTACAGACTTCCTTTATGGCAAATTTTTTTAATATTACAGCCAGAATTAAAAGATGTTCTTTTTAATAGAAGTAATAATGTAAAAACATTTGAAAGATTTGCATCTTTTACGGTATCAAACCCTAATAATTTTTTTAGAAATTCTTTTTTTGAACAATTAAATTCTTATAAAAAAGTACATTCATACGGAAAATATAGAACTACAGATATTGAATTGCTTAATTTTTCAAAGGGAAAATATTGGAGAAATGCTAAATATCAATTTTTTCTAAAACATACGCATAAATTTGCTATTACTTTTGAAAATAATTCCTATCCAGGTTATTGTACTGAAAAATTAATGGATGGTTTTTTAGGAGGGAGTATTCCAATTTATTGGGGAGATCCAAAAATACATAAAGATTGGAATGAAAAGGCATTTATAAATTCTATGAAATTGGGAGTTAATACATTAGATATTGTAAAAAAATTAGATAATGATCCAAAAATGTTTGAAGATATGTATAATCAACCGGTATTTACAGAAGAACAAAAGAAAATGCATATAGAAAATATTGAAGGATTTGAAACTTGGTTAATTGAAAAAATTAAAAAATAAGATGAACAATAATTTAAATATGAATATAATTATTATAAGTCTTGAAAGAGCCAAGGAAAGAAGAGAAAAAATTATATCTCAATTAAAAACATTGGATATTGAAGCAACTATTCTTGATGCGGTTGATGGCAAAACTCTTTCTGAAGAAGAAAAAAATAAGTATATTAATAATCCTGGCGGTTGGAGACATGGTGAAAAATTTAAACCCGGTGAAATAGGATGTATAATGTCAACAATTAATGCCATTAATTTGGCAAAGAAAAATAAATGGGAATATGTTACAATAATGGATGATGATGTTATTTTATCCGAAGATTTTAAAAAAGGCTTTAATTTTATTTTTAAAATTATTCCTTCCGATTGGCAGCATATATTTTTAGGCGGATTTATATATTTTGCTTCTCCTCCTATATTTCAACCGAGTGTTGTACCAGTAACATATAAAGTTTCGGGCTCATATTGTTATGTATTAAGAAATACAATATATGATATTTTTATAAAAGCACTTTCTACATTTGAATTACCTGTAGATGATACAATTGAAAAACTTTATAAAAATAAAATTATTAAATCTTATATATTTTTTCCATTTTTAGCATATCCAAATGTAGAATATTCATATATATGGGAAATAAAAGATCCCGGGAAAGTACATCCAAGTATTAAATATTTTAAAAATAAAATATTTTAATAAATGAATAATATTGTTTATATATATCATCATTTAGGATTAGGGGATCATATTACAGCAAATGGGATGGTACGTACAATTACAAAAAAATATAATAGAACATTTCTTTTCTGTAAACCACATAATTTTAAAAATGTATCATTTATGTATAGAGATCTTCACAATCTTAAATTAATATTAATGAATGATATTGAAGTTAGAAGTTTTATAAAATTAAATCCTTCTAATAATTATATTATTGCGGGGCATGAAAAATTTTGGGAAATTTTTAATTCACCAAATAATACATTACAATTAGATGAAATTTTTTATTCATTGGCTAATGTTCCTATAGAAAATAAATGGAAAGAATTTTTTGTACAACGAGATATAGAAAAAGAAAAAGAAGTATTTAAAAAATTAAATCTTAAAGAAGGAGATATTTATGCATTTGTTCATGATGATTTAGACAGAAAAATTACTAAAAATTTACCCAATATGAAAATTATTAAACCCGATAATAAAGAATTATTAATTTTTGATTATTTATATACAATTGAAAATGCGACAGAAATACATTGTATAAATAGTTCCTTTTTTTGTTTAATAGAATGTATAGGAATAAAAAAGGATAAAATGTTTTTACACGAATATGCCAGAACAGACATAGGAAAAAATACAAGAGGATTAATTAAAAGTCCATGGATAATACTTAAATAAAATATTATGAAAAGGGCTCTTATTACAGGTATTACAGGACAAGATGGAAGTTATCTTGCAGAATTTCTTCTTAAGAAAAATTATGAGGTTCATGGAATAATTCGTCGTTCTTCATCATTTAATACTGCAAGATTAGATAATATTTATAAAGATCCTCATACACCGGACAATAACTTATATTTATATTATGGTGATGTAACAGATACATTATCAATTGATCAAATAATGCAAAAAATTAAACCGAATGAAATATATCATTTAGGTGCGCAATCTCATGTAAAAGTTTCATTTGAAGTTCCTGGATATACATGTCAGGTTGATGCCTTTGGTACGCTTAATATGTTAGAAGCAATGAGAAAACATACACCATATGCAAAATTTTATAATGCAGCAACATCAGAATTATTTGGTGAAGCATTAGAAATTCCACAAAATGAAAAAACCCCATTTAATCCAAGAAGTCCGTATGGTGTATCAAAACTTTATGCATTTTATATTACAAAGGTTTATAGAGAAGCATATAATTTATTTGCAGTAAATGGAATTCTTTTTAATCACGAGAGTGAAAGAAGAGGAAGTACATTTGTAACCAAAAAAATTACAGAAGGATTAATTAAGTATATAAAAACCGAACAACCTTTTTATTTAGGAAATATTTATGCAAAAAGAGATTGGGGATATGCACCA